CCACCAGAGGCGGCACCAATGTGTGTTCTATTAATCGAACTGCAATTGGTCAGGAACACCAATGATAGTCCTAATAATAGTACCGATTGGATTGACTTCATATTTACCCTCTTCATTCTTTTTTATCGTTGAGCATGCCGTCATGGTTGACACCACTATAATCGCCATAATCACCGTTCTTATCTTTTTCTTTACCATAATCTGATTTATCACTTGCTACCAAAAGGCAATCTGCCTGTATGGTTTCGATTAAATTTTGTATTCTAAAATCTCTATCAGGCGACTTAGGAAAACTATACTTCGTTGTCCTAAGGTCATCTGACATCTTTTTAATAGAGTCTATCTTATTACAAAAATCACTAATTTTGTGTAACATCACTCTTGCCTTTAATCATTGTAAACGGCCATTTAGTTTTCATGTCCGCCCAACTTTTAGCTTGATACTCTTTAGTTTTTTCAACTTCACTACCTATAAACTTAACAAGTTTACCTGGTACTTCAACTACAGTTGAAACAAACTCTTGTGGAGTAATTGTTTTTTGTTCATCTGCTTTTGCAACACCAGTTATCATTATAAAAGCTGCTATTGCTAATACGCCTATTATCTTTTCGATAAATGTCATACTTTTCTCCCTGCTGTTTTAAGGTCTTCTTTACTGACCACCATGTAAGGACCTTTGTTATATGCTGGAACAATTGAGTATTGTTTAGATACTTCAATTCTTTCCATTTGTGATTTGTGGTCTATCGTACCACCACCTAAGTTGGTAGAATTTGATAAACTTGGATAATTTGGTGTTTCTCTGACATGAGGTGTACTTTGTAATGGTACATATCCTGTCTTTACTTTTGGTAAGGCACCGAATCTATACTTAATATAAACATCTAGTGTCATCAACATACTATGACAATTTTTTGATTTGTAATGTTTGTTGTGTTTTCTTAGGTCTTCTTTAAACTCAGCAAGTTGATTAGTAGATAAACTATTCATTTTCTTCCTATTCTTGCGTGAGTAACCACTAGATTGATTTGTATAGATAATCGCCATTAATTTACACTTTTGTTTTCAGGTGTTTCTGCGTCTGACATTGCTTTGACTTCGGCAAATGTTTTACCAAAACCAACTTTGTAAAATGCGTCAACTGGATTCTCTTGTAAATAAGCAGACAATAAATTAGAGAAGTTGATATCAACACCCTCGTAATATTGAGGTTTATTCTTTCTTAACTCAACATGGTCTCTACAAAATTGAATACGATTGTCATACTTCTCGTATTTACCTTTCGTGTCTTTAGATTTTGCAACATCAAACTCTGCAAATAGTGTTTCTTTTGAATAAAAAGCCATAATATAATCCTTTTGTTATTAGTTAGTGTTTATCCTACCACATCTCGTTAGAAATGGCAAGCCTTATAAAAAGCGTGTATTTACTCGCTTTTGTCTCCAGAAAAGTCGCCTGGATGCGCCAGGAGAGGCGAATCAGCACTCTCTGATACTACCGTACCCCTTAAATAAGCGTCTTTTTCTGCTTCTGCGTCTGCCCATTTCTCAAACTCATCAATCTCATGCTTGTAATGGGCAATCTTTTTGTCAACAATATTCATAGTTTTATTATCAACATTTTTACCTAATGAAGTCTTAATTTCTTCTAAGTCTTCAATAAATTTTAATTGGTCAATCATTTTACACTCCTCTTATGACTTTCCTGATTATTTACAAATACTCTAATTAATCTTGATAAATCTACCTCTTCTACTTTAAGAGATTTAGGATTTGTAAATCTAACTTTACTATCATTTACTCTTAGCATTGCACCACCCCAACTGTCCATAACAACGGCGTCATCTGTGTTCTTACGCCAATCGTGTGATGAATAACCTAATACATCTTTACTCATTTTCTTTTTCCTTATAACCAAGCTTTTCTAGTGTATCGTTTGTTTCATACAATTCATCTTCGTGTGCTTGGTTGTGTTTCCACTCTAAAGATTCTTCTAAATTTTTTTTTCTTATTACAAGATTTTGAATTGTTGGACTATCTGTCATTTTTGGTCTTCCGAGTTCATTAATAATACAATGTAATGTACTGCTTTTAATAGGTCTTTTCTATTACGACCATCTTTCTTACCAAACCTACACAAATATTTAATTGCATTAGCTTGACAGAAATCTTTGTCAATGCCTACACTTCTTAGTAAGTCTTGTACTTGTGTACCTTTACTTACTTGAGCATAGTGTTGACCATAAGTATTTTTAATGTAAGTTTCAATTTCTTTTAGTATCTTATCTTCATTATATTTCATCATATTAACTATCTATCCAATCTGTTGCCGATTCTTCTTGTTCAGCTTTTTCTAATACTTTATCTATCTGACTAAAGTAACACCAGTTACTACCAAATGTAATTGCACCAGTATAGTTTAGTGAAGTATCATATGTTTTAGCATTTAAACTTGTTGGTAACTCAGCAGCTATATCTGTAGGTTCGGTTGCAATACCGATATTAGTTATAACTCCTTCTCTACCTTTCATGTCTTCTATTTTATCGCCTATGTTTATTATCATTAGTGTATCTCCTTAAATAAGTGTTCTTTATCATAGTTAAGACCTAGGTTATAACAAATAAAACCAGCGTCTTCTTCATTCTCTAAATTCTCACTCTGTAAAATCCATTTGATTGCCTGTTTTCTATCAACAGCACCTATTTCAAGGTTTAAGGCAACTCTTTCTTCAAATTTATTAAGAGCTTCTTGTTCGTATTTTTTTTCTCTTTCAAATTCTTCATCAGCCCAATTTGAATAGAATTTCATCTGTTCTTTAAACTTCTCATCTGTCCAAGATTTTGAGTCTGCTAATACAGTTCTTGCATATGACTTAGTGGTAGCCTGTGATACAGTTTCATACAAAGTACATTCGTCCATGTATCTCTCAAACTGTGCAATAGTTCTTACATCATATTCTAACCAATGTTTGATATCTTCTACCAACATACCAATAAACATATTAGGATTATCTTTCATCTCCTCTTTAGACTTGTTATTGATTTCTTTGATATGATTAATCAAATCAATTTCGTCTTGTCTTATTTGGTTATAATCAATAGCAGTTATCATTAAGCCATCTCCATTTCCATGTCGATTACTTCGTCAATATTATATTCATTAATATCAACTAAATCAAGAGCAACATTTGATTCTAAGATTTCTTTCTTAGCCTCAGCTTTGTTGATTTCATTGTTTTTAAGTTTTAATAGAACGGCGTCAACAAATTTTTCAGCTTCGTCCCAATAGTAGTTTTTAGTTTTTGACATAGTGTGTCTCCTTTTCATTATTAGTGTTTTTAATTATATTCATTACTTCAAAAAGTGATTTATATGGGTTACTATACAACACTTTTTTAGCAAAGGCAACCCTTTTTTCAAGTCTTTTTAGTTGTATTTGCATTTTCTTTTTGTTATATTCTTTAATCATTATGTGTCCATTATACAGGTTTCCACATAGAAAGCAAGCGTTATTTCGCTTTTTTTTAAAGTTTTTTTTGAGACCAGGTAAGGGTTTTAGAGCTGCGACACAAAATACTTGTTATTTCCAAGCATTTTTTATCCATTCCTGTGTAGATTCGTGAGGATTTGGCTGTCCGTGAAACACGGAAACCAACGATTCGCCATTGTGGTCATACTTCATATCTTGTCTGGAGTACCTAGTACCACTTCGGTCATACCACTTATATGATTGTGTCCACGAATCAGGAAATGAATCACATCCAGGAGTATTCTTAATTAAAGCTGATATTAGGTTTTGGTCACCTGGATACTTTCTAAGGTATTCTGGTCTATTGGACATAAATTTATGCCAAATTCTGCCGTGAAGGTCTTGCTGTTTAAATCTCATAATACTGGAGTTCCAAACACCACTTACGGGGTTAAAGTCATTCATACCACAAAAATCTAGTTGTTGTTCGTGTTTGTAAAAACAGTCTATGTTACCTGTAATAACAACATCTAAGTCCATGTATAATGTAACACCTGGTAAATATGTGTCTGGATGAAATAGTTGTAGTTTGTTCCACCAACCTTGTAAATCAGTTTCTTTAAACTGTCTAATATCAATATCTCCCTCAACCATCTTATGCATTTTAACATGGTCAGTAAATACTACAAAGTTTATAGGAAGTGTGGTGTTTCTTTTCACCATATTGTAGAGTTTTTGTACATACTCTACGGCATACTTGTCACCATAACAAACACAAACAAAATTATAAATCATATGCCTAACCAATTTAATACTGCTCTTAAACTTAATAACATATACATCAATTCCATAATCATTCTTGGCCAATCTTTATCTTTATAACCAAACCACACCCACATT